CGGTACGGCTCAGAAGTCTCATGGATGCGTTGGCTGATGTGGGTGCCGAGATGATCGACCGGCTGCGCGACGCGGCGACGGTGATCGAGCGCATGGCGAACGGCGCCACGCGTCCTGAGTGCAGTCCAGAACTCGACCGCGTTATCGCCGCGCTCAGGGAGATGGGCGATGTCTGACGTAGGAACGCGAATCGCGCTGAGAATCCCTACATGAGCAGTCTTCCCTTCAAGATCACGGCCCAACCAAAATCAGTGCAGAAGGCGTATGCCAACTTCACGAAGAAATACGGAAGGCGAGAGGGTACGCGCATCTTTCTGGCTAAGGCAAATGAGCGAGGAGTTGGCAATACGGTACGTCAACGCGTTTTGTCAATCTATAGGAAAGGTGGTCATCTTCATGGATGAGGAAAGGACGGAGGTAACCTACGAGTTCCACAGCGAATACTCGTATCTGATCGATGAAGAGTTGCCTGCTGCGGCCGTCGCCGATGACGATCAGGCACTTGCCCACACGCTCGATGAGATCAAGAATGCCAAGCAGTTCTTCGTCATGACTATGGGTGAGCCTAGTGATGAAGGTGTGGACTTGTCACTTCTGTCGAAAACACATGGCAATTACATCGAGATTGCCAACTTCATCTTTCAGGCACACAAGGCGTTTCATCTGCGCATCGATCAGTTGGTTTCCTGTTTTCCGCCACAGGCGCTTGCGTATTTCGCCCATCTTCGAAACGGTGGCGGTATGACTCACCCCAGGGCACATGACAATGGATGATCGTGTCACGCTGACACGTGTGCGGCTGGAAGCCATAGGGCCGGACTCCAAGGTCGTCTCACTGGCGCTGGCTGAATTGGCAGGCAACGTCAAAGCCAATCATGGCGGTATGTGGGAAGAAGAGGATCCGGGCATTGCAACGATGCCAAGGTCAGAGGGCGGAACTTGGGGGCGGCTGACAATCAGGAGGACGAATTGAATCCGCGCATCCCCATCTTGTTCTTGTCATTTGATGAGATTCTTGGGGCAGGCACCGAATTGGACGACGCAAGCAGGAAGGAAATTTTGTCAACCTGGGCCGAAGACGTGATTGACGCTCCTGTCTGCGTCGGCAGCATTCAGGTTGGCAAGGTGAAGGAAAGCAGGGTGGATGAGCGCGGCGAGCGAATTGCCGTTTACATCCAATGGGGTGACAACATCGACGTTGCAGTCAGACTCTAGGAGGCGGGATGGAACTACCAGGACATGTGAAGACGATGGCGCCGGGTATGAGTCAGGTGATCGAGGCCGGGGAGCGTTACACGCTCATCGATGACAAGGGTGCTGAGCTTGAGCTAGTTGGCAAGCTAGATAAACAGACATTGGCCTTCATTCGTGCCTTCGATATGTGGTTCGCATTACACCTTCGTCTTGGCACTGACGCAGAGCCGGTCAAGGCGGCGTGGGCGGGGCTTCAGAAAGCGTTCAACGATCTGCCAAAGCATGTGACCGAGGAGTTGTTTGGATGACAGGCTACGGTGAGAGTCAGTACGGAGCAGGCGAGTACGGCGGCGTCATCGGTGCGAATCCGTTGAACCTTCACGTCAAGAGCAGAACGTCCACTGTTGTCACTCTTGAGTGGAGTCCGCAGTCGGTGGACGGTTATTTGCTCAACAAGAATGGCAGCGTGATTTCGTCGTCATGGGATGGAACCAAGACCACTTGGCGTGCTTCATACAAGTCAGGTGACAAGTTCGAAGTAGTGCCACTCAAGAGGCAGGCCAGTTCAACAATTCAAGTCTGAGGCGGGGGAGAGGGGTTTTGACAAGTGCCTATCAGTCGCTACCCCAAGGGAGCGCAGAAGGCGTACCGCTCGATGACAAAGCGGTATGGGAAGAAGAAGGGTCGGCAGGTGTTCTACGCACTTGCCAACAAAAAGGGCAAAGGGAAATCGAGGACGGCTCGCGTGAAGAGCGCGTACCGGAAGAAGAGCCGCAAGCGCAGGTAAGGCTCAAGTTGATCGGTGGGCAGTGGCATCGGCTCTGCACTGGCCCTGCCCATGATCAGCCTGTCTACCTTCCCGAAAATGACAAGTATTTCTACCGTTATGCAAACGGCCCACGCAAGGGCAAGTTCATTGCCCGTTGCCGACTTTGCAAGGCATGGGAGAGGGTAAAGAACCCAGGATCAGAACACGGCTGGATCGAGAGTGACAAAGCGAAGCCGTTTTTTCAGGAAGCTGCCAACCGCATCGGCATCATGGAGCTTTCGAAGCGGACAGGTCTGAGCCAAGAAATGATCAGTCGCGTTGTCCGAGGGCGTACCAAGTTCACACAGAAGAAGTCATTGCGAAAAGTGATGCTTGAACTTGTCAGCATACGCCGCAAAGGTGAGCATTCGATCAACGGGTATGCGGCATGGCGAGTTGTCAAAAGGGCCAATGGCTACTCATCGACCTGTAGTGGCTGTGGCACTTCACTTGGCAATTACACTGAGGACTGCGAGGTTTGCCAGGAGCGTGAGAGAAAGAGGAAGGTGCGTTTGACAGACAGCTAGGTGTCTATAACCTGCTGGTACATCACCTTCGTCGGTGACGCTTCGGGATAGAGGGCCGTCGGGCAACCGGCGGCCCTTTTCTGTTTGTCACATGGTTTTCAGGGCTATACTCGCTCCGCTCGCTTCTTGTCATCGAGGGCCAACCGAGGAAGACGCCATTTCCCCTGCAACTACACGGATCTCAGAGTCCGACGCCAGAGCAATTCAGCGGCTCGCCTACCCTGACAAGTGGGCGGCTCACTTGAAGCTGGTTGTAGACTCACATCCCTTCGATCCGCGCGGACGTGAATATGAGGTTGGCATCTTGCGGGATGTTGCTAAGTATATCATCGTCCCAAAGGGCGCCCAGCTTGGCTTGACAACTACTTTCCTTGTCAAGTGCATGCACGCCATCATCAACCGGGGTTGGAATGTTGGTTATCTTCTTCCGGTCAAGAACGGGTCTGTCACGTTCGTCCAGGGCCGCATCGATCCGATCATCGATAGCGCCGCCGCTCTCAAGGACGCCTTTTCGCGGACTGACAACCGCTCGCAGAAGCAGACCGTAGGCGGCACAAACTGGTACATCCGCGGTACCAACATCGAGACGGAGTTGCGTGAGTTCCCCGCCGACGTTCTCGTGCTCGATGAGCGTGACAAGATGAACGAGGAGAATTTGCCGCATGCGCTGGCACGCCTCGATGGCTCCAAGGTGCAGCGCGTGTATGAGTTGTCAACCCCAACTATCGACGGCTTCGGGGTTTATCGTGACAACGGCTTCTACGAGTCGGATCAGATGCGATGGTGGGTCGCCTGCCCGTACTGCTCTACCAAGCAGATTCTGACCTTCGAAGAGAACGTGCAGCCATTCCTTGGTGACTCGATCGAGGAGTCGAAGGACTCCTGCCGTTGTTCGCACTGTCACAAGCCGCTGAGTGACGCCGATCGTGCGAACATGAATGCTACTGGGATTTGGGTGCCTGACAACCCGAAGGCAGAAGTTCGTGGCTACCACCTGAATCAGTTGTCATCGCCCACGAAGAGGTTGGCAGACCCCCAGCTTGGCTTCCTTGTCAATTACTTTCAAGGGCAGACCGATTCGAAGAAGCTCAAGGAGTTCTTCAATCTCGGTCTTGGACTCCCCTATGCCGCGCCCGGTGACAAGTTCACATCAGAGCTGATGGACAAATGCCGCGGTGACTACACAAGTGGTGGAATTCCAGTTGGCAATCTGCTCATCGGCATCGACCAAGGGCAGGATGTCCTCCTCGTCACGATCTATGCCAACGACAGAGACGGTAGGCGGCGGCTCTGGGATGTCCGTCTAGTTCATGCTGAAGGATCTCGTACCAAGTGGCAGGTGCTGGACGATGACGTTCTTCAGCGGCTCCCGCAGTGGTTGTGTGTATGTGACGCACACCCTGACAAGGAATCGGTTGAGACGCTGAGCAAGAGGTACCCAGGTCGATTCTGGATGGGCTTTGAAAAGGATCGGCCCGACCAAGAGGCAACTGCCAACTTTCTAAAGCACAAGTACGGCGAACCTGCCAAGGTCAACATCGACAGGACGATGGCGTTCGATGCGCTGATCAAGACCTACATTGATGGCATGACCGTCTTGCCGCGTGACGCGCGAGAACTTGGCGAGTTCCTGCCAAAGAAGGCATACAACGGCTTCTATCAACAGCATCTAGAGATGGTGCGTGTCGAGCAGCCTGATGCACAGGGTCGAATGGTTGCTCGCTGGGTGAACGGCAATCAGGAGGCAGGCAAGCAGAAGGTTGGCAAGAAGCCCGACCATTGGCACCACGCTGATATGTTTGCCCTCGTCGCAGGGATGCAGCGAGTGCCTCTGCAAGTCTCTCCTGAAGTTGGCAATGTATTCGTAGCCGCTGGGGGTCTGATCGTAAGTGAGTACGGAAGCTGATGAAAAAGCAGCTTGGGACGAATACCTGCGTACAACTCGCGGCCTGTCATCTACCAACTACGAGGAGGTAGAGGCATGGGCATGGGCCAAACTCACCAAGCAGTTGCTGACGATCTTCAAGCGCAAGCCGAAGAAGGTGGCGTGAATGCCAAGAAAAAGCGGTAGGACACTGAGCGACAATCGCGAGGCGACGAATCGCCGCTATCGGCGTGGTTCCAAGATCACGAAGGTTCTACGCGGCGACGGTGCGATCCCTGAACTTGAGTTGGCAATGCTTCAGGACTATGCTTGCCTTCTTTCTGCGGCAGGGTGCTCGCAGGACTACATCGCTGACGCCATTGGCGTGTCCCGCGGTACGGTCAACGGCTGGTTCAAGAATGACAAGTCAATGGCTGAACGTGTGGCTCAGATCAAGCAGGAGATGATCGGGTCGGCGGTCAAGCTAATGCACACCTACACCCTTGAGATCATCGAGGGTCTGATGGACATGGCAAGGAGCACCGATGACGAAGGTCTTGCTGCCAAGATTTGGCAGGATCTCCTTGATCGCATCGGCATCTCCAAGGTCAACAAGTCGGAGTCGGTCTCGGCACAGACGATCCGTGAGCAGAAGGAAGTCGAACTTGTTGACAAATCTGGGCTGGCAGAAGCCTTGAAGGATGCACCCCCCGAAGTGCAACTGGCGATTGCTGAGCGCATGGATGAAGTCCTTGCCTTGGCAAGTGAGCACACAGGTAAGGATGTGAACGAATGAGCTTTGGCAGATGGATCCGCGAGCAGTGGCCGGTGAAATACATCCCGGCCAGCATCATTCAGTCCGGCTCTGCATTGCGTGGCGTCTTCTCAGAGGCGTTTCGCGGAGTGCCAAACCTGTGGAAGACGAGCGTGGATATGGAGTTGGCTCGCTCGCTCTACAGGAATGACAATCCAACGTACAATCTTGGCGCTGGCTTCGTGCGTCCGATCATTGATCTGACCGTCGAGTATGTCGGTCTGCCGCAAGTGACAAGCGATGACCAGGCCCAAACGGTCTTCCTCAACGAGTGTATCCATGAATACTGGGCGCCTCAGATCCTTGAGTGCTATCGCGATGCGCTACGCGATTCCAAGACGATCATTCGCTTCCGCCAGCCGCGGCTTGACAACCCGCTTTTCACCGAGGAAGACCGGGCACATGGAAAGATCGAAGTGATCCAGCCTGAAAATGTCGAGATCACATGGAATCCTGTAGATCCTGATTTGATCGATTTGGCAGTCGTTCATCATGAGGTTGACATCGATGAGCGGACTGTCGAGGAGATCACACAGGGCGCGGCGCCGCGTATCACGTCGCATCACGTCTTGGAGATCATCACGCCGAAGCTCTATCGTTTCTACGACGAGACGGATTCGAAGTGGCTCGATAGTTGGCAGACACCCAACTCGCTTGGGTTTGCGCCGCTCTGGCCGATCTACAACGAGTATGCGAGTGATCTCGGCGGCGGCCAGTCTGATATCGAGCCGGTGCTTCCGTTCATCCAGGCGTTCCACGAGGTTCTGCTTCAGAGCTTGGCAGCGCACAAGTACCACTCGACACCGAAGGCCAAGTTCAAGCTCAAGAATATCCAGACCTTCTTGGCAAACAACTTCCCTGATGTGCTTGACGAGAATGGCAAGATCAAGTCAGGTGCCAAGATCAATTGGTCGGGGCGGGAAATTTTCTTCTTCGACCATGAGGAAGACGCTGACTTCATCGAGGCGAAGTCGGTACTTGGCGACTCCAAGACTCTACTTGAGTTCCTGATCGACTGCATCGCTATCGCGGCCGAAGTGCCAAAGTGGGCGATCGTCAAGGATCAGGGCGCCACTGACAAGGACGCGACTGTTCAGCCGTTTGACAAGAAGATCAATCGAAAGCGAACGATGTTCGGCCCGATGATTCAGATCATCTGCAAGATGGCTCTGGCGGCTCGTGGCGCATCACCGCAGACGGTCAAGGTCGTATGGCCTTCGCTTCGGCTTTCCGATCTTGCATCGAAGGGGCAGGCAATTCAGCAGATTGTGCTCGCGCTTGACACTGCCAAGATGAATCGGTGGATCGCCGACGAAACGGTGATCGAAATCTTGGCAAGTCTGTTCCCCGAGATCAATGATCCCGAGACCGAAAAGAGGTTGGCAGCTAACAACTATGAGCCGCCTGTTCAAGCTCCCGCTCCCGCTTCTGATACTCAGGGCAACCAAACGCCGCAGAGTCAAAACGGCAACGGCAACGGATCGCGGTCGAACGCGAAAGCGGCCGTGAGACGTGCTGTGACAACCACGAAGGCGAGCAATTCATGAGGCGGGGCAGGCCGCGGTCGATCAGGCGCACGAAGGCGAGCAAGCGGCGGCGCCAGATGCGTTCTCCGAAACAGTTGGCAGCTATTCGCGCCAGAGCACACGCAAGGCGCAGAAAGGGTAGGTGAGAAGTTGGCAGTTGGCCCGTACAACAACGATCCGTCCGTTGTCGGTGGCACCGGGCGCATCACCGCCAGTCCTGCGCGTGTGTTGCGCAAGGTTGGCATTCGAACGCTCCGTGGTGCCTCTTCGACGGTGAAGGGTGTCAGGGGGCGTCGTCGATGAGAGTGATCAAGAAGATTCAGTTGGCAGGGCGGCAGCGCGTCTCCAAGCTACGCCCATCTACTGGCATCTATGGCCACCACGTTGGCGGCACCGTACCCAACAACGCAGTGCGAGCACGGAGAGGAGGTAGGTAGATGGCAAAGCAGCGCAGAACGCGCCGGTCGATGGCTCCGTCTCGTGCTCGTGTTGTCAAGGCAACCGCAGCCGGTGAGCCGCAGCCGAGGATGATTCGGGCGACGTTCCCGAAGACTGTCCTGAGGCGTCTTCAGACGAAGCGGAGCATTCCGACGCTTCGCAAGGCCAAGCCTGAGGATGCAGTGATGGGTGGCGTCGAGACGATCACGACGGATGGCGCTGGCAACTCGATTGCCAACGGCGTTCTCACCCCTGGTAGCGGTGGCTACAAGGGCGTGACGGCCGTGTTCAAGGATCGTCCCAAGTCCACGGCACAGGCCAAGGGCACGAAGGTTGTCAGGACGCCGCGGCCCGCACCGGGCGGCATCCGCAACCCGTTCCGCGGCCGAGGACTGTAATGGGTTTGATCGTCTCCACCGGCAGTGACAAGTCAGTGATCCGTGAGCAGTCCGTGGACAGTGGTGAGATCGGCCTTGTGGCCGAGATGATCACCGATCCGACGAGGCTCGATACTTTTCACCCTGGGTGGGGTGCGAAGGGTGCTGCCCTTGCACAGTCGGCTGGGGATGACAAGCCTGAGTTCCCGGTTGTACGCGTCGAAGAGGGATGGAGTCGTAGCGGCCGTCTCTACAGCGGCGAGTTCCTTGAGAGCATCGCTGAGCAGACGAACGCTCTTGAGCCGGTTGGTCATCTTGGTCACATCCCTGACGACGAGGTTGCGACGGCGTTCCCAGATCCGCAGACGACTTGGTTCGGTGCAATCACACGCATGGAGCCGTCGAAGCAGAAGGATCGGATCGGCGAGATGGTCAAGTCCGTCTACTTCGCCGGGTACAACCTGCCAGGTGCCAAGGTTCGCACGTACCTGAAGACGAAGGCAGTACGCGGTATTTCCTGGTTCGGGCGCGGCGAGCAGGTGCCCGTTCCGGGGAAGGGAGTGGAGGTTCGGAACTTTTCACTCCTCGCGCTCGACTGGGCGCGCAAACTCGGTGAAGGAATGCCAACATCGAGTGTCGTTGCAATCGCATCAGAAATGGAGGGAAGCGAAGTGGCTGACAAGTCGCTTGCCCAGGTCTCGCCCGAGGAGTTCAAGAAGGAGAACCCGAATGGGTACGCGCTTCTGGTGAGTGAGATCAAGGCTGAGTCGGCGGACACGATCCGCGAGATGGAGGAGAAGGTCGAGGACGGCGAGAATGCCAAGAACCTTCTCGCTGAAGTGCGCAAGGCACTTCACATCAAGGATGATGCAGATCCTCTGGCGGCCATCGCGGACGCCATGAGTAAGCTCGGAGCGCGTGCGCAGGCCACGCTCGATGCGGCCCTGGACAAGATCCTGGCCGAGAAGGTGCCGGACGAGAATCAGCGCAAGCTCGTGCGCCGGATGCTGCCGGTCGCCGAGATGCAGACGAAGCTCACGGATGCCAAGGAGGACGACGCTGAGAAGATCGTCTCTGAGATGGTCGAAGAGCAGTTTGACAAGGACGATCTGATCAAGGAGATCGTCTCCGAGATGGCGCCACCTGTCGTGCGCAAGCGCGAGGAGCTTCGTGGCGGGAGCGGTGACAAAAATGAATACACGCAGGGTCGCGGACGCGTCCTGCTCTCTTAGGTGAAGGGAGGATTAGAAAGTGGAAGACGGCAGCTACCAGGAGATGTCGGTGCATGACAAGGAGCATCCGACTCTCGGCCCGACAGAGGAGGAGCAGGACGTGGCATCGCTCGACAGGATCGTCGTGCCTCCGGGCGCGTACACCGATCCGAACAATCCGAATACGCTCAACAACACTGTCAACGTCTCGGTGAACGACCATCCGAACGAGTTGGCAGCGGACTACGGCAAGTCCGCAGTCGCTGATGTGAGTGTGGACGAGGTTCAGAACACGATGTCCGACGAGCTTGCCAAGCTCGCGGCAGGCGGTCGTCCGGCTGACCCACATGTGGCCGCCGGGCGTCTCGCAGTCGGTGACGCACCGGAGGATCGCGAGGAGTGGCAGAAGTCGCACTGGGTCTCCCAGGCTCGCGCCTACGGCATCGCATCGAGCGGCAACATGGACACCGTTCGTGCCCGTGTGGAGGAGTACGAGGCTGGACAGGAGGAGCGGGGGAACTTCGAGAAGGAGCTTCACAGCGCATCGCGTGAGGAGCTTGACAAGATGGCTGAGGGCTACGATATCGACGCGGAAAGCTACTCCACGAAGGAGAAGCTGGCCGAAGCGATCCTTGCCGCCGAGTATGGCGAGGACGTGCCCGAGGGCGACAAGACGGAGCAGTAGGAAGGAGGGTGTGACAAGTTATGGGCCAGAAAATCAGTGACGGCAAGGCATTCGACGCCGCTGCTCCGTCAGGTCAGGTCATCAATGACTACGACCTGTACCGGATCGCAGGCTGGAACGGCTGTGCGATCGGTGCCAAGGACGGAACGCAGACTGACCGGACGATGGCGTTTGAGATGGATACCAACGCCATCTATTCGGTCAAGGTGCCTGCGGCCATTGCACCGGCAGTCGGTCAGAACGGCTACTGGGCGACGCAGGACAACACGACGTTCCAGAGGGGCGACACGAACTTGGCACTGACCGGCGCAGCCGGACAGCTTCCGTGCGTGAAGTTCCTCACGACCAAGAACGCTGCCGGATACGCGCAGGTTCGCGTTCTCAACATCGCGTAGCGGAGAGGAGGAAAGCTAAGTGACAACTCGTGTTCATCCGCAGTTCAAGCACGAGCCGTACTGGAAGACAATTCACCAGGACACGCAGAAGGCTCTTGTCAAGGAGATGATCAACAAGGGCAATCTCGTCGGTGGCGATGGCGTCCTCATCTCCGAGATGGTGCGTGACCATGTTGCCAAGGATGGCGGACTGGAATACTTCGCCTTCCCTGAGCGGCGCAAAGGTGACAAGCCGATCATCCGCGAGATGATCGACACGGCTCAGGGCCAGATGGCTCTGCTCGAAAAGGTGCGGATCGATGTGGCCTTCGGGCTTGCGGACATTCCGCTCCTGTACGGGCCGCTCTACCAGAGGATCGCCCCTGCGGGTGGTTTCCCTGGCGGCGTGTATCAGCTTGACGAATATACGCTGAGTGCCAACGTCGTCTTCCTTCAAAAGTTTGAAGGTGGCGAGGTTCAGTTCGGAACGCTCTCCAAGGGTGTTCCGGCGATGGGTTCGATCCAGACCTACGCCGCTGGTTTCGAGTGGACGGAGGACATGATCGAGTTCGACCGCACCTGGAACATCGAGCTTCAGAACCAGGCGTTCGGTCGTGCGTACAACGCGCTTCTCAACCATCTGCACTTGTCACCGATCATCGGTGGCACGTACACTGGCGGGAACGCGACGGCCGCAGATGCGACGGCGGGTGCCGACCTGAATACCAGGACGCACCTGACGTTCCAGAGTGCCTACACCGCCACGGTGCAGGCCACCCCGCGTCGCACCGGCACGGTGCTGCTCGCTTCGGAGGCTGACCGCTTCCAGATCGAGACGGCACTGCTTACGCCGGTCAACGATGCGCAGGGCAACCCGCTGCCGAACGTGCCCATCGACACGATCATCTACTACGACGGTGAGACGATCACGCGTGGCTCGGATGTCTACACCTATCCGGGCGTGACTGCCAAGACAGCGTTCCTTGTCTTCCCGCAGCGGAGGCTCAAGGAGCTTGTCCACCACGATCTGCGCATCGACATCGGTGCCCCGGACATCTCCCGGCTCGTGGAGGGCCAGCAGGTCGGTCGTGCTCGGCGGTCTGTCTACGCCGATCTGAACAACAGCGTCCAGAAGGTCACTCTGCCGTAGTTGGTAGTGGGGGCGGGACAACCCGCCCCCATGCCAACCTGAAAGGAGACAGATGGCAGCAGATGAATACAAGGCGCTGACGTTCGTTCACCTTCCTTTCCTTGGCAAGGATGGCAAGACGTTCGTTCCGGGTGACAAGATCACTCGCGAACACTTTGAGAAGAACGCCGATGGCGTTCAAGCGCATGGCGAGCCGGATGGCGAGCACATGACGGCTGAAGAGCAGATCGCGTACTTTGAGAAGTGGGGATCGATCAGCAGTGACATGGATGCCGAACTGCATCCTGATCATCGGCCGGTCAACCCCGACGCGCCGACGCTTTCTCGCATGACGGAGATGGCACGCCTGCTTGTCGAGGATCTTGAGGATCGTGGCGAGGAGATCCCGAAGGAGCTTCGGGAGCTTGCTGACCATGATCGACGGCATGTTTCCGCTGGCGAGCAGGGCCGTGGGGGTGATTCGCAGTGACCGCCTTGGCAACCGAACGGTCGGGGTACCGCTTCGACTGGCTCTGCGAGAAGTGGAGCGAGGAGGCAGTGGACTTCGCGCGTCATGAGCTTGAGCGGCTTGGCATCCGCCATACGCTTGGGCACATGACGTGGATGCCGAGTACCAAGAAGAAGTCGGTGGTCGAGCGTGTGCTACGAAAGCAGACGCCAAAGATCCACGTCCCGGCGCTCATTCCGATCGAGTACGGCATCCCTTCTGCCGTTCTCAGGGCGCTTGTGGGCGATCCAGAGGAGTGCGTCGAGGTCAAGGGCAACCTCCTTCTCAACGAGGGCATCCAGCGCCTTGAAGACCTGACGATGATCGCCACACCGCTTACCAACCAGACGGTGACGAATGCGTGGGGTAACACCAACGCATATCTGGGTGTTGGCACTTCGACTGTCGCAGAAGCCGCAACGCAGACCGATCTTCAGGCGGGTGGCTTCTACAAGGCGATGAATGCGACCTTCCCGTCGCGGTCTGCGCAGACCGTCACGTTCCAGTCCGACTTCACTTCGACCGAGGCAAATCAGGCTTGGCAGGAGTGGTCGGTGGCAGCCGGTGCGACTGTTGCATCGGGTGCGGGGTTCACGACAGGCACCACGAACCTGAACCGCAAGGTCTCGTCTCTTGGCACCAAGGCTACGGGCACGTGGACGCTTTCGGGACAGGTCACATTCAGTTGATGCTTGGCAGGGGCGGGTGGCGGCTTGCTGCCCGCCCCTCTGACAAGGAGCGGGAATGCCAACGGCAGTAGACTCAGGAACCACCGCCACACTCGTTATTGGCACAGAAACCACTCTGTTCGATACGAGCGCAGCCGGTGACTACGTTTGCCAAGTTGATATGTCACCCATGCTGGCGGGTGACATCGTTGTTGTTCGTGCTCGCGTTATCACCTTGTCAACTGATACGGTTCCTGGTGGCATCGACATCGAAGAGTGGTTTTCGGATGTGCAGTTGAAGACGATCTTTCGCACGTATCCGGTACCAACTGAGCTAGCAACGGCCGGTGCTGTGCGCTTCACGATCACGCAGACGGCTGGTACAGGCCGCGCGTTCAAGCACAAGGTGCTGGCGCTCT